CGCTTAAAACAGTTTTTACCCTATTAGAAGAAGAAGTATATACACTTTTAACCCTTGCACGTTCACCAGCCTGTATTTTTTCAACTGGTTTGTGACTTTCTGCTTCTATTAAAAGATCCCTCTGTATTGCTACCGCAAGTTTATCTGCTTCTTTATAAATATCCTTCATATCCAAAACAAGATAAAATATATTTCTTCCGCCAACCCTATGACGTGTTTTTCCAACTGGAACTAAGTTAACCATCTGTATTGTTGTCCCCAAATATAATTGTATTATGCGAGCCGACAACTCTTGACAACCTATTAATTTGGTTTAAAACTGTATCACGAACTATATCTTTTTTATCTGGAGTTAAATCCTCGTAATTTGTGTATTTCTCTATAATTAACATAATCTTACTAATTGATCTATTAGTCTCTAAATCTAAATAATTTTTATTTCCCCCAAATGAAAATTCCCTTTGTGAACGCATAACTTATCTCCTATATGCCTAATTTTTCTTAGAAATTATAACTCGTACCTGATAAAATAAAGAAGAAAAATCAATCGAAAGTATTTCAAAATGTTCGTCATCTATAATGACTTCTTTTGAATACTTAAAACAATTATCGTTAAAATAATGGGATGTTGTAGAATCACTAATACTAGCGTGCAAAACATATTTTTGATAATTAAAGTCTCCAGCTTTTGATTCTTCCAATGAATTAATACCCATCGCAGCCTCGGAAGCATAGTCAACTTTTGCACAAGGCACAACCTCATAAACTAATGTTTCTATATAGCCTTTATTATTACAACTAACACAATAATAAGGAGGAGAATTTAACATAGAAAATTCGTTATATTTTCCGAGGCAGGTGCAATCACTTTTTATAGGTGGAAGTAACACAGTTGTATCATACTGTTTTATATATTTATACCGTAAATTATTTAAATAATTACCGTAATCCATTATAAGGTATCCCTAGCATATAAATCAACCTCATACCCACCAACTCTTTGCATATTATATGCTAATATTTTTTGGTTTAGTATTCTCTTAATTTCTTTTTGTTCTTTATATACTGTACTTAATAGTGTTTTTGTGTCTACCCTCTCAGAACCTAGCCCTATAGAAATTCCTATTCCTTCTGTGATTAACCTATTACCATAATTACTAAATATTGTGTATATAGTCGCATATTTTATAACTTCCCAAAAGTAGTTGTTACCTATTTCGTTTATTGTGTAATCCCATATAGAAGTGCCGTCGGTAATAATGGCATTCACATTTAATAAGCTGCTATACCGTTTTATTGCTATTTTAGCAAATGTGTTTATTTCATTATCAGTGTATGATGTTGAATCTATAAGCTCATAACGAATCTCTCCAATAAAATTATCAGGCAAATTGGTAGCCATTATATACCTACTTATCTAATTCATCCGAATCATCTGCAATATTTATTTTTTTGCTTAAGTTAGCCTTAGATATTTTGGTTGTACCTTTGTTATTATTTTTTTTAATTTTATTTAAAGATTCCATAAATCTCATAATAGAATCACTTTTATCAGATTCAATACCGATATCTTTTCTTGACTGTAAAAATTGGGAAAAAATAACTTTTTCTGCGGAATTCAGCGATAAAGCAAATTCTTTAATTGATTGCTCATCTTGAACAAAAGCGGTTATCATTTCGTTTTCAGTTAATTCATTAACAGTGTTAGAAATTTTAACTTGCCCATCAATAATACTTATTGTGTCATTTAATTTTATGAAACGGCCAAAACCTGGCCTATTCTTATAAGCAACAAATTCTGTCCAGGTAATTTGGGCTGTTTCGCCAGGTTTTAATAATGTACATTTGCCATCAGCGCGTTCTAACGATAGCATACCATTAGATATATTATCAACTAAAACAGCCGCATATGGATCTTTAACGTATGTCCCTCTCTTTGAACTCATAAATTCATCCTCCTTAACCTAAAAAATTGAGGCACCAGACAACAAAATCTGATGCCTCAATATTGTTTCATTAGTACAGCCGTAACTTGAAAGCACCCTTCGGCTGCCAAATAGCAGCGGCGTACTTATGATCTGCCGTTATGTACTGAACTTTTCTGGAGTCATCGTCCCAAGTACCGGCCTCAAGACCGCGAAGTTGAGCCAATTCCCCAAGGCCACTACCAAGAACAAACACAGAATTTTCGTCCGTGGGGGCAATCCCATATTTCTTATCAGCAACAGCCGGTAACCTAACAACATTAGCACCACGGTATGTCCCAATAAATCCTGTGCGCCAATAGTCTAACTTTTGGCGTTCAGGCATAATATTCTGGAATGTGGTAAATTTAGTGATGGGGTTAACCTTAGTCGGGTGACCGATAACCGAGTATACACCGCCACCTTCGGATTCCATCATATCAATGGCGTAATCCAAGGCGGCTTCTGTAAGCGACCCACCACTAAGACGAATCAGGTTGTCATTGCCAGATCCGCCAGTAACATCAGTCATTGTAATCCCGTCAACACAGGCAGCCCAAACAGTATTAATCTTCAGGTGCAGCAATGCATTAGCAATACCTTCTCGCATAAGATTAATACTATCATATGTGCCAAGCTCAAGATCCTCTTTAAGCATTTCAATGGTAACATGGTCATACCTACGCGGAACAGGAATGCTAACGATTTCGTTGTCAATCCTGACTGCCTCTTTATGACCACCAGATGTTACAGTCCTAGCCTCAAATCCAACGACATCCCTAAACTTAATGTTTGTCGTACTGGCAGGGTATGTTCTCTGTTCCAACATCAGTGGAGTGGGATCAACCAGGGTAACAAGATCTTCTGCCATTTTAACAATTTCAGAAGCAAAAGCGTATCTGTCCCCGGCACTCGCGGGGTTTTTCCAATCAATATTTTTCATCATGTCAAGCAGAGCAGCGTCATCTTCTGGAGACGCTAATCGTTGTGACAATTCTCTCGGGATTAAATTAGCAGCCACTATGTAGCCTCCTTATATTATCTTGCGTCATTACACAAGCTCAACAGTAACCCAATCACCCTTTAACTCTATAAATCGAGCGCGGGCAACAACATTAGTGGTTGCTGTGGTTAATTGGCCATAATCAGTGAAATACAGGGCGGTACCGTAAGCCACCGAACTCCAAGTAATATCAGGAGCCATAAGGCCAATCTTAATACCTGATGCATTGGTGTAATCAGTGCCAACATATTCCTGAATTCTAATTCCAGGTAACATCTTAAGGCCAATTATACCCTCTCCATCAGTAATATACTCAGATGACAGGCTATTATGGGCAAAATAATCGTCCTCATTCGGCCATTTATAGCCAAGATAAAACATCTGAATTGTGCTAGATGCATCGGCAGAAGTAGCAATCTGCTTTAACTTCCTGTGACTCTGTACATACACAACACCTTCCGCACTTGTTGTATCCGCCGTATCCTCAACGCAACCAGCGAATTGCCACACAGTACCAGATGCCAAATATTCGCCCTGGTGTGCCCAACTGGGGGCATGTAAAACACTTGTCTTATTCATGTGTCCTCCGATCAATCAATAATTATTCGTAAGTATTCAGAGCGTCAATCTTGTCTTTCCAGGCTTTTCTAGTTTTTGCAATAGACGTATCACCAGAAACAGTGTAACCTGTGTCTGTTTTCTTTGACGCTTGAACTGTTTTATCCACATTATCTTTTGTGGATGTTTCGCCTGTTTTAATATCGGTTATAGAAGATTCTCCTTTGGCTTCCTTAGAAGCAACAACGGTTTTCTTCATAATAGAAACTGTGAAAGCTAACTGATCATCATCCAATGTCTTAGCATGGGAAATAAATGAGTCAATCTCATCAGCATCTTTAAATTCATAGCCAGAATCTTTAAGCTCTATTATAGCGTCAGTAGCCCGCTTTTCAATCTGAATAGCCGCAACAGCTTCTTCTGCCTCGCTAAGGGCCTTACCAGACTTTTCAAGTGACTCGCTTAATTTTAAGACCTCTTCTTCAAGCTCTTTGTTTTTATCTGTCAATTCATCTAACGAAGCTTCAAAAGCCTCTCTTTCATCTGAAATAAGGTCACTAACCTTTGCCTCTAAAAGGGCATTAAATTCAGAACTAGCAACCATATCTTCAACAGAATTAAAATTTAATTCCATTCTCTTTCCTCCATTATTGGTTGGAAGTTTATTACTTCCTTGTTTTTCGCCGTTTTTTTGCAGACTTGCATTTGTAGAATTTAGATCTTTACGGTTCTCATATGTATTAACACTCGATTTAGATTTTTGTGCGTTTTTCCCACCTTCTAAATCTGTAACATCTAAAGACACACAATCTTTCCCGGCAGGTGTTAATGTGTATGCCCCACCAATAAAAGTAATATTACGCAGTATTCTACTAAATGTTTCTGTTGCAAATCTCATTAATAAGTGGTCACAATAAGGATCTCCAGGCAAAAAATCTTTTCCACATGAAGAACATTGTACACCACCTATTGCCAATTCAAAAGAATATCTGAGCATACCCTCCTCATTACGATTTTTTAACATTTCTGCTTCTCTAGGAAATCTCTCCTTAAACACATAAGCCTTTGCCCTTACAGCAACTTTACCACCAGTTTTTACTATTTTTACGGTTCCTGGTTTATTTGTTGGCTTTATCCTTACTAATTGGGAATCATAAAAGATACCTTTTATGGCATCCGGGATGTGCTCCTCAACCAATGGCATACCAATTAATGTTAAGTATGACTTTTTAAGTTCTTCACCCAAAATCTGATCTTTGTTTCTATTAATACCTTCAGCAACTAAAATTAAATCTAAATATAATAAGTCAGATCTAGCAGGGGTATATTTAAGAGAAGTGTTTGATCCGGCATAAACAAGCTTATCAACTTCATTCTTAAAATTACGTTCAAAAAAATCTAATTCCCTACTTGATTCGGAATCTAATTTGTCATAAACTTTTGTGCTGACAGCGTCTAGTTTCATTGTGCTTAAATCTTCACTTGCAATTATGGAAGCAGCATTCTTAATCTGCTTCTTTGCTTCTTCAACTTTAAGAATACGATCAGCACTATATAGAATTGATTCTACCATATTAGAAAATTCCTGCTTATTTTTCTTTCTGTACACATTTCCGTGTTTCTTAAATATTGAGGAAAATGCAGACTCAGACAGCTTATTTACCAAAGTGGGGTTACTAGATAATCCTTTAAATTTATCAGTTTCTGATAAAACATGCATAACTGACTTTCTTATTGAATCCATAGCTGCCGCTTTATCAACAACTGACTGCCTATTTTTTGTTAAAGATTTTTTCATACAACGCCCCTAATCGTGTAAATAATGGTGGTTTAGCTATAACTATTAATTCTGACTCTTTGATAAATTTTATGCTGTGGGTTTTACCCTTTCTTATTAAAGCAGAGTCACAGGAATATAACTTTTTCTCTGTAAATGATTTCTTACCACGACCTTCTATCTTTAATAGCACATCACCGGATAAACAATATATTAACTCATTAGAGCTTATATGTGAATGTTTAAATACTTTACTGCCCGGTTTATTACACACAATATGGAAGAAATCGTATCCTTTTTTTGCGTTATGTTCGATTAATCGTATATAAACAGACTCATCTGCAAGAAATTCCTTATTAGTGTCAAACCGCCTAGTACCAAATAATTTAGAGACAAACTTGTCTTCCTTACTAATATCACTTCTTAATATTTTATTTTCCAGGATAGCTATCCTAGTATTGTACCTAAACTCAGAAATTCTGTGTGCCATTATTAAAAATCCATAAAAAAGTAGTATGTAAAAAAGAGTCACGTTAATCACCTTCCCTCTTCTTTTCCAGCAAAATACCCAAAACCTTGTAAACAGCGGAGACAAGTCTATCTAATTTTTTATTTACTGTTGTAAGCAAATAAACAGACACCACAATTGGAAAGCCAACCTGAGAAATTAGTTGTGTAATACTGTCATGCATCATTTCAATCTTTCATTATTCTGGCAAACCCCAATTTTTTGCTGATTTATCTAAAGGGGATTCAATATCATCTTCATTAGAGGATTCTCCCCAACACTCACATGATGGGTGAGGAGGGTATGTCGCAAAAAAATCATTAATAGAAAGTGTTTTATTATGCATTTCTGCACAATATGAGCAAGTTTTTTCCGATAAAGCGGATTTCCACCTATATGCCTTTACACCGTCTTTCTTTGCTTTTGTTAATTCGCCAGCTATAACAGACTTATTATATATTGGCGAGCTATAAAGTCGTATTCTTTTAGTTTTAAACGCTGCCATTATCCCCCCCACTAAATCAGGAATAAGCGTGGCACGATGCTCTTTGTTTGTTGCTATAATAGAATCTACTTCCCTATGCATATCATCTATTAAATTATCAGAAAAAGAATCTATCCATTCAACAGCTGAATTCAATAAACTTTCATCAACTTTCTCACCAGAAACTTCAAAATAAAATAGTGACCTCATTTGAGATTTAATATTTGATTTAAATAAAAATCCATATGTGGAGAATATTGATTCAACCTGGTCATAAGATCTATTCTTTAGGGCAGAAACTAATTTTTTGCTAATGTTGTCATGTAAAGCGTATAAGAATTCATTAAAAGTTATAATGAGGTCTTCTCTGTCGGGTGAGTTTACGCTTGCTGTTGATTTTTGGCCACTAGGACCAGATACCTTACTTGGATTTGTGCTGTTATTCTTTACAGACCCATCGGGTGTGTTCTTGCTAAAAGGCAGAAACTCAGGTCCGCCAAATTGGCTTATCATGCCATCCTTTTTTTCAACGCTTCTCCTTGACAATTCAATATCATAGTCAAGATCAGCGTTTGTAACCGCCGACAATTCTGACATAAGCCCTCTATCATAAAAAATCTTAACCGCATCAAGAAGCTCTTTTAAATTATACAACTTCATACGAGAAAAAGAAAAACCTGGGTATTCATCTTCAAACCCATTTTTTATGGCAATTTTTCTCATAACCTGTGTTATCCAGGGAACAAGATAGGATACACGCACACCAGATAAGAATGCGATAAGGCCGAGGAATTTCTGCCAATTTTCTGTGGAAGACGCTTCTCCATCAATAAGAACACGAGGGAATCCTAATGAGGATAAAATTTGCTCATTTGTTTCGGAGTATTTCTTCTCATAAGTTACTAATTCTTCTTTTGGGCCTATGTCAACTATATCAATATCATCTCCAGGCCACAAAAGTAAGTTATTAACTTTCGGAGACATAATTAATCTTTCTAGCACAGCCAACCTATGGGGGGCAATAATACCAGTTTCAGTTTCAGCATCAATTTTTCCAGCTTTTATTATTGTGAGCCTATTAATTAATCCCTCAATAGTGTTGACCTCAAGGGCCTCTATCCGCTTCTTTGTTGATATAGGCCCAAACGCACGCCTAAAATAAGAAGTACCCCACTTAGAGAATGATTTAGCCCTCAACTTCATATGGGTAGTAAATGGCTCTTTATCGTCTGAAAATAAAGGTATGCCTTTACTATTCTTACCCAACTTAGGGCCAAATTTACTTCTTGAATCAACCGATAAGTATATTTTTTCGTTACCATTTTTTAAAAACTCATCATCGTCTATTTCTATAGAAAGTGTATCATGAACTCGTATCTTATATGGTAATTTATAATAATCACCGTCTAACTCAACTGCGTCATCCCATATTTCGGATACAATAGCATCACCATCTGTAAACAGCCGCTCACAAATTTCTGAGAACACCTGGTGTATACCATGCGGCTTAATTACAGGAATCCCCTCATTTGTCATTAAATTATTAATATTATTCTTCCATTTGTTTAATAATATTAATAATTCTTCACTTTTTACGTGTTCAATATTACCCTGAGTAATGGTGAATGCAACTAATCTATCTAAAACTGTACCACATAAAGAATCTGTTTCAACTAATTTTCTTGCTAATTTGATTTCATTTATTTTTCTTGTATCATTTGTATCTGAATAATTACCAACATTTAGGTACTCCCTAACCTGCTTAAGCAAAAACTCAGTATCTTTTTTTACGTTTTCGCTATAGTTTATAGCCAACGCCACAAAATAACTTGTAATGTTAGCCTGCCTAATTGCCAATTCATTTTGGGTTAGGTTTTCGTATTCCTCCATTGAACCAAGTGCGGTTATATCTGAAACCCAAAAGCTATCTTTACCCATTTGTATCCCTTACCTTTTTTGAAATCTCATGGATACCCATGGCAGATGCACCAACGTATATCCCGGAAGCAATATTCTGAAAAATCCTAACGTAGACAGATTCAGATGTCACACTAAATAATTGTGTATTTATGATAAATGAAAATAACACTCCTAAAAGAATAGCTGTAATAAACCAAGTTCTAGGATTTGTGAAAAAAAATTGTTTTGTTATAGAAATAATTGTTTTTATTAAAATTGATGCTATGGCAAGATTACCAACTAAAAGATCTTGTGTTTCCATTACTCAACTCCAATACAAATATCATCATGTAGTTTTATGTAAAATGTCTTTATTAATGGTGATTCTAACTCTGTAAATTTACTATTTACTTTATCTTTTATATGTGTTATCTTATACTTTAAGGCAAAAACAGACTCAAGTATAGTATTAGTTTTTGTCCCTATATCAAACACAGCCGTTTTTAACGGCAAAATACTAATAATTTCATTCTTTGTCTCTTCCTCAAGGCTATACACATACCCACCAAGTGCAAGTGAAAGGCAAAGTCTATCCCCTAACTTACCTATAATAACCCCCTTTTGGGGCAAGATTGTAATATATACATTGTCTATCTTCCATATAATCCATACAATAACTTTATATATATTGTCTAATAAGGTAGTTTGGGGTGTAACATAATCCCTTCCCCAATCTTTTATGTCTATTTCTTCATGTATACCTTCATTATTTATAAAAGCCAAGCGTAACATATTAACTCCTAAGTATATTGATACAAAAGTTTATATTTCCATGAAGCCGTACCTGTAGTTTTACCAGCCTCTACAACAACAGCAGTATACAAAAACTGCGTATATGCTGGGTCGTCATATTCATTATATCCCAAGAATGTGTAAATATTTGGAACTGACGGAACAGAAGTTGGAGCTGTTGTCCAATCACCAACCATGGAATATATATCAGAATCATTATATGTACTTGGATCTGTAAAAATATTACTTGCATAATACATATGTGTCATATCGGATGAAACCGCATTTTGGTCAGATATATAATACTTAAAATTTGTAACATAATTACCGGCACCATGCCCGGAGAATAAAAACCGTCTAACTTCACAATTAAAGTTGCCAATAGTTGAATCTAATGTGCTTTTACCTGACCCAGGAAGATTTCGCGCAACCCAATAATTAGAACCTGCTACTAAGTTTGTTGCTCGTGTAGAGTCTATAACGGTGCCATCTGTATACATAATCTCATTAATTGTAGTGGGTTGTCCCATTTCTACCTCCCAATTATTGGCCCAACGGATACCATTCTAGGTACTGGCATTTTGTCAAAGACCTTTTTCTTTTCTATTTTTTCATTTTTTCCACAATAAGAAAGTAAAGCATCTACAGCATACATGGTAGAGCTAAACAAATCCTTGTATCCCTTTTCCAATGATTCATCCGTAGATTTATGATCTGGAACGTAATATTTTCTCCAACCACCGCCCACAGGGCGAGATTTTATCTTACCAAATTGGCCCCTTAAAGCAAGTAAATCAGAGTATACCGTGTTCAACTCCTCATTTGGGTGTATGCTCACCATTCTTGGCATGTATAGCTTTTTTGATTGCATCATTGCTTTTACTTTAGATACGGTAACCGTGTTGTATTCTGCTGATGCATTAACTAATCTAAGCATATCCCTCCCATTAGGTATATTTTTTGCTTTTTCATCATTTACTTTATCGACAATCGGGACGAAATTATTAGATTCTGGCTCTCTAAGCATATCCCGTAACGCTGTTCCACCACCGCGCTTATCCATATGAAATAACACAACATTAAAGATTTCTATACAAGTTAAAATTTTATTTAGCATATCGCTATAGCTCATATGGCTCTTTGCAAAAGCGTAGACTATATTATCAAACATATTACCTTGAGTTGTCCCTGGTCTAATAATAGTTATCCCAAATTTATCGCTCTCTGTCGCAACATCGACACCCATAACGGTAGGTAGTCTGCAACTTAACAATGGCTCCAAGGGGGCGGAAAAATCCTTACTTTTTATAAATCCCCTCATTTCATTCAAATATTCAGGAAATAAAAGATCAGCGTTTGGCGTATCATGGTCCTCAAATTCTATACTATCAGATATTGACTGTAGAAGTAAATAAGGGAATTCTTTGCTTCCTAATTTAATAGGCACATTCTTATTTTCTGCTAACCAATCCTCTATGCTTACGGTATCAGAAAATTTACCCGACTCGATCTCTTCTATGTTTATTCTAAAATAAAATTTTAGCTTATTTTCTTCTAGCAACTTATTAACAACACTAACTGTGTATTGTCTTGGCCTTCGGATACCTTTCTGTAAGGAAAAAGAATCCTCATAATTAAATTCCACAACACAGTATTTACCCCTTTGCAATCTTGGGCAAAACCCATATGTCTTTAAATCTTGATCATCAACCATTTTTGCCATATATTCATCAATAATTTCATAATAATAGTCATCAGTATACCTAATTGTACCACAATACATAAAAGTATTACCTATAACATTATGTGTTTTTTCATTATCTGAAAAAGGATCAGATAAAACGTTAGCAAACGGATGTATAACCTTAGTAACTTGGAATTTAGTAAAATCCCTCATCTCATCTAAACGTATGTCATTTGCTCTTAAGCCAAGCAATGAATTGCCTTTTTTACCTATAGGCCCGGTAACAATTTGCGAACCATTTTTTAGGTGAACTCTCCACACATCATTCTGACCTTTATTAATTATCTTTGATGGAGTCCTACAAGATCTATTGCCAAATCCTTTGCGATGAACCTGCATACCCATAGTATCAGATAATATTTTTTCTATACCAGAATCCTCAAATATCATGCGACCTTGACGAAATTGTGGCCCCAAAACAAGTTGAGTTCTACTGGGGTATAAAATACTTTTTAAAATTGAAACAACAGCATTAATTGTAGATTTCATCATGCCACGAGATAAAAGCAATACAGAGTGATCGCAGAACCACGTAGCTTTTAATGCTATTCTAAAATGGGGGGAACTTACAGGCAAGCCTAAAATATCTCTTACAGCAAGCACAGGATGCCTGCGGTAAAAGTATACCATTTGCAGTCCTTCTAATTTTTCCTTACGTGTAAGGTGTACTTCCTTTAATTTGTTTTTTTGTACCAAGTCTCTTTCGTCCAGTCATTTCTAAAGCTTCTTCCAGAGAGTAACCCCCAGAGATAGTGCGAAATGCCTTGAGAGAAATTTCTCTTTCTCCATCAGGGTCTAATCGTTCATACTTATCAAGAAGCATATTTAATTCTTCAATTAGAAAATCATATTCTACATTTTGGTATTCCCTCAATGTCTCATCATAAACAGTTGCCAATTCAGCTATACTTCCCTTCTGCCGTTCCGCACCTAAACTTAGCCTATCTTTTTTAGATAATCCCAATAATGTAACATAATTTTTTAACTGATCTGATAATTCCTTTACGCTTAAGTCAGTCCTTGAATTTGCTAATAATGAAGTCTGTGCTTTTTCAATTAATAGCTGTGTTATCACTAGATTTCGCAGAATATCCCTATCTATAGCGGAATCTAAATCAAAATCATTTATGTAAGTCTGCATCCTACTTCTAATCTCATTATCATCGGTGCGAAATTCATATGAAATTCTATCAACGATAGTATTTTTGCCAACGGTAACAGGATTGTTAGTGGGGCTAGAAGATGCCTCTTCTTTTATTTCCGATAGTATATTATCCCTTTTTCTTTGCTCATTGTCAAAAAATTCTCTGCCGCCAGGTCCCAATATTGCTAAAACTCTAGTCTTAAGCTTGTAGGGACAATTTTTCCACTGCATATAAGTTTTCGCTTTAGAAAACTTATTCTTTTTTGTGTAGCCATATAAGGCTAAAA